CCAAAAGCTTTGTATTATTGATTTTCTATGTATCTTTGCATCGTTATTATTTCTCGGGGTATTAGCTCATCTGGCTAGAGCGTTAGACTGGCAGTCTAAAGGTGGCGAGTTCGAGTCTCGCATGCTCCACTTTACAAACCTCTCTGTTTCAGAGGGGTTTGTGTTTTATTAAGCTTCTCCAACTTTCGTTTTTGGATAAAAAAAAGACAGTTTGTGCCACTTTTGGCAAAAAGAACTTGTCTAAAACGAATCCAGAACAATTATGACAACTCTTAAAGCCGCCGTTGTTCCGGCCAAGGTGCTGAAAAACGGCAAACACAGAATTCGTATCGCAATTGGTCATAAACAGGAAACAAGATACATCGTTACCCGATTTGAAATAGATAATACTGCTAATTTTAAAGGAGGGCAGGTGGTAGGTGTTCCTGATGCCGCACATGTCAATGCTAAATTACGTGGAATACTTAATTCATATCAGGATGCCTTGGATAAGATAAACACATCATCCTATACTTGTACTCAACTTGTCGAATACTTGTCCTCGGTAAAGCAGGGAGCCATCTCTTATAGTGTCGCTTCGGCTGACTATATGCAGAATTTGATTAAAGAGGGGAGAAGGACCACTGCCTCCTTATATCAAAGGGCGAGTGATTACTTCATTGAGTTTGTCAAATATGATATAATGCTTGATGGAATTACTCCCCGGACCATAAAGGATTTTGATATTTATCTAAAAAATGTCCGAAGGCTGGCTCCTGTTACTTGTGGTATGCACATGGCACATTTGAAGGCAATAATCAATCAAGCAATAAGGGATAAGAAGGTATCATATGACACGCATCCTTTTGAATATTATGAAAGACCGGCAGGAATGCCCAAAGAGCGTGATATCTCGGTAGCTGACGTAAAGAAGATAAGGGATGCGGAGATAAAAGAGAAGTCTCAGCGTGTTGCCAGGGATGTGTTCATGCTTTCGTATTATCTAGGAGGTATCAATCTGATGGACTTGATGCAATACAATTTCAAAGATGCGAAAATTATGGAATATGTACGTGAAAAATCCAAAAACACAAAGAAAGGTGATATGAAGATTAGCTTCACTATTCCTGAGGAAGCAAAACCGATTATCAAAAGATGGATGGGACGTAATGGAAAGCTTGATTTTGGTTATAAATATTCTTATCCTAATTTTCGTAACTATGTAACAAAAGAAATTATAAGGTTAGGGGAGAGGCTGGAGGTAGAATCGCATGTCGTATATTATTCAGCCCGGAAATCCTTTGTCCAACATGGTTTTGAACTGGGTATACCATTGGAAACGTTGGAGTATTGTATAGGCCAAAGCATGAAATCCAATAGACCGATCTTTAATTATGTCAGAATTATGAGAAAACATGCTGATGAAGCCATAAGAAAGATTTTAGATAATCTAAAGTGAGGATTCAAGAACTAGAGCGATTGCTTCGGAAGTCGCTTCCTCTTTTTCTTTGTCTATCTCTGAGTTTAGCCGTTCTATCAAGTCCATATTTCTTGTGACAATCGTTTTTGTGCCCTCAGAGGAAGAAATTGTAAGTTCATAGTGTCCATAGCCTATAAACTTTTTAGATAGTTGATGAGCAGTTGGGGCTAATTTTGACATATGCAATTGCGTTAGTCTGCGAAAAAAGAAAACGGTTCCGCTTTCCCGTTGCGTTACATTCCGTGATCGAAACAGTGGATACATTAATATTCCACACGGGGGTCAGAACCGTATATGAAGAAGCTACAGGCAATAATAATCGTCTGTAGCTCAATACGAGACAACGCCTCGATCACTTCAAAATGTAACGCAATGCAAAGATAAGGTTTTTATTCGATTCTACAATAAAACCGTCCCTACTTATCACAAGCCGGAACGGTTCAGATTAGTTTCGTTTTTGACAATTTACTTCACATTTTATTGAACAAAATACCAATGGATTTGTTCAAAGGGATTTGCCTATTTCTAAAAATATTTGTTGTCACATTATTACGTATTACAAAAAAGGAGGGCATCGTGCATCACGAGCCCCCTCTCAAACTTTTATTATGAGATTGGCTTCTACTCCAAAATCACAGGGCAAAGATAGTGAAAATTCTATTCTTGCCTGCTGAATATATAATCCAATTGGAAAATTGTATTTTTTGCTATATAAATTTCGATAACAATTGTATAAAAAAACACCCCGACTCATCACGAGCCAGAGTATTCAACTTATGAATTTCAAGTTTTATTATGAGGAATCATTATTACGCCAATGTTTTTTTCGCCAACAGCGCAACAATAATCAGTATGGTTACACAAACACAGGCAAAACCGAATTGTTCATGGAAATAAAAAAAACTTCCCGACTTATCACAAGCAGGGAAGTCTTAATCATAAATTTAAAGTCTTATTATAAGAAATCGTTTCCACGTTGTCGCCTGACCACCGCCAGTACGATAACAACAAGAACTGCCCCACTAACACATGCCAGAACTATTTGTTCAAGCAAATTGGATTCTCTTTTATCCTTCGTCGTTTCGGTATGATCTTTCTCATGGATATTAGAAGAACATTTCTTGTCGGCATTGAGTTTTATAGCATCGGTTATAACCGTTTTCTTGTCTTTTGCCTGATTGAAATTTCCCTCTATTTGCCCGTCCGCCAATAACGGAGGTTTCCCGGTCAGGCTATCGGGCGGTTTTCTTGTGTCATAAACTCGAAAATCAATCACATAGTTACCATTAGTGGTAATGAGTTCGCTCAAAGAGGTACTTGATCCGTGTACGATGTTGACAGATTCACTGGCGCTATCTTTGCTGATTACTTCTACATCGGACTTGACAGCCTTATGCGAGCTGCCACATGATCCGAACAACAGGAACAAACACATGAAAGGAGCCAGCAATATATGCCGGCTTACCCAGTTCATAACTCTAACCAACATAGTCTACAACTTAAGAACTTGCATCCTGTTATCCCCGTCAGCCCGATAACTGACGTGCACCCAAGCGAAGTTAGACTCGTCAATCAATTGATCATAGGGCAGGTTCTTGCGGATATATTCAAATAACAGCTTGTTTTGCTGTCTGTCTCCAGTGTCAATATCAGCAGCTTCCCCCTTCATGTGCTGCGAGGTCTTACTTCCCTTGACGGCCGCATTAAGTTCCGGACAGCGATAACCACTGTTTACTGTTATAGGCTTTCCCCACCATGTGCGTAACGGGTCCAGTACGTTGTCCACCAAGGCAGTCAGAGCAGTCACATGCTCCTGTCTGCATCTGTTATTGATACCCAAGCGGTCAGCAGTCGTTGACTTGCAGAGTTCCGCAATCGTAAAAAACTTCATTTCTTTTCCTCCTTATCTTTAATTAATGTAGCCCTGCGTGGTGGAATACGACGGCCGCATTCGCTGTCGGGCCTGTCACAACGGTTATGTTCGGCATCTTTCAATTGCAGTTCCAGCTCGTGGCACTTATGAATCCATGCCAGCTTATCAGACTGTTCATTACGAAGCTCAACGTATAACGCATCAATCTTGGCGTCACGCTGGGCGATGCGTTCTTCCAGCCAGTCAACCTGCTTGCGCTCGTTCTCATCCTCCATTGAATCGGCGGACGCATCCTCTTTCCGTGCGTTCGTCTTGCGGTTCACCCAGAACGTGACACCCCAACGGACAGCCTCCAATCCTCCGAAAGCCCCGATTATAGCCAACCAGTCGTTTAATTCCATTCTGTCTATTGTTTATCTGATTATAATACTACTTCAAAGATATGTCTATTTACTTACGTCATTGTTGCAGAATTACTTAAATCCATTGCCACGATATGACAATAAAAAAAGAGCCCGATGACAATATTTATTGCCATCAAGCTCCTGGTTACACTGCAAAGATAGTGAAAACTATTCCATATTCAATCCATATTGAAAAAAATAATCAGGAGCAATATTTCGATTATCCGAAGAATTTAAAGAGTCACAATATTAATAGAAAACAAATAGGATTCATGAAATCTACCGGTTGTCTATAAAATCAGATGTTCTCAAGCCTTTATCGGGAAACATCTTTACTTTTTTCCTTTTCCTTTGAACATTTTTCAAGTCACGCACAATGGTGCTGGAAAGTACCTCCGAATAAATCTGTGTGGTCTTTACGGAAGTATGTCCGAGCAGCTTCTGGACTGTTGTAATCGCAACTCCCTGATGAACCAGCAGGGTGGCACAGGTATGACGGCTCACATGGTAGGTTATCCGTTTTTTGATACCACACAACCCGGCCAGCTTTCGAAGCTGCTTATTCACTTCCGAGTTACAAGGCAAAGCGGCAAAACTTCCGATATCCGGATAGCGGTCAAGAATGCCCAATGCCCTGCTTTCAAACAGCAGATGTAACGGCAGACGGATTTCCACCCCTGTCTTGACGGATTTGAAGTACAGCCACCGCTTGCCGTTTATCCTAATGAAATTCTCAGGTGTGAGCTGGCAGAAGTCAGAATAGCGCAATCCGGTATAACAACAGAACAGGAAGGCATCGAGCACATGACGCATGGACTCCTCTTCCACCTTGACCGTTTCCAGCTTCTTCAGCTCGTCCGGGGTAAGAAACTCATGTCTGCCTTTCTCCTGTTTGATTTTGTACTTTCTGAACGGATAAGCATCTGCGTGCATATATCCCTGGTTGATTGCCTCATTGACCAAGGTACGGAGCTGTCTCATGTGCTTGGCTATCGTATTGACCGCATTGCCCTTTTCTCTCAAGTATTGCTCAAAATCACGAAGGAATGTATAGGTAAGATCCTTGAAGTCCAATCCGGAACGGAAATCATGCAGGACCGCCAGTGTCGAGTGCAGGTTGTCCTTGGTGGACTGCTTCTTGTCCGAATTGTCAATGGCTGATTTGGCGAAAGTGGAGAAGCTGATATTCACGGCACTTTTCTTCTTGACAGCATCCTTCAGTAGTGAGAGTGTGGCAGGTATTCCGCGCTTCCAATACCCCAACTCTATGCCTTGCAGATACAGGATGTATTCATAGAGCATTGCGTTGAGTTCGTTAGATTGGTGGTGGTTAATGACTTGTGCCCCCTCACGGCTCCAGCACTCCGGTTTGAGGTAAACATTGGTCTTCAGGTAGATTTTCCTTTGGTTCAAATAGGCTTCAACCTGTACAAGAGCCGTGCCCTGCCTGTTAAGTGTGTTCTGGCGGTTATATACAAGACGGTATCTGATTTTATCCATTTTTCCGCAAAGATGCATCCTCTGTTCCAAGCTGCAAAATTTAGCCAATAAAAAATACACCCCCACTTTCGCAAGTAAAGATGTATAATATCTATAAAAAAATGGTCTGTGAAAAAAACATTTGTAAAAAAGATGCCATTATTCATCACGAACGATAGCATCTAGACATTTTTATCAGCAAACTCTTTTAGTGATTTAGAATAATGTTTAATTCAATATAGATGCTACAAAGTTATATATAAATTTTGTTTTGCCCAAATTATTATGTAGTTGACGTACGGTATCAAAAAGGCAGGATTCGCCAATCCTGCCCAATTCCATACACAAATCTTTTTATTAATTAAAATACCTCACGGCATTCAAAAATTAATAAATGAAAAAACATTATTAATTGTCATAGCAAAGCTATAACAAATATTTAAAAAAGAATCATTATATGAAAAAAAGAACAGAATAAACGATATATAGACCAACAAACATTTAAAATAATATTGTAATACAAAAGTCATTGATACAAATCCTTCTGGAAGGACTGATGCCGATTGCTAATTTAGGAAGTAAAGGGCTCTTGAGAAAAGGCGTTCTTTCTCCTATAT